GTTACATTTGACGGCTCATCCTACAGTTGGGTTGTTGTGCCGGCGAACACCCTTGGCGGTGACTTGAGCACAGTTTCCACTGTTTGTTACGGTTCACAAGTTGAATTTGCTCTCACTCCTGAACAAACACCAAGCGCAAATCTGTGGAGATTCGAGACCATCACGTCTACCGAAATTATAGACGAAGCACTTCGTGGAGTTGGATTTGCGGGCGAACCTCAAGCTGTGTTTGTCGAAGCAGGTGTTGACAATGTCAACAGACTATTCGAAGACAGCCAGCGCTACTTCAATGCCTTTGGCTTCATCGCTTTCTACGGCCCATTCGTGGAGAACTCGGCGGGACAATTTGTTCCACCCTCTCCGTATGTGACCGGTATCGCAGCTCGCCGTTACCGCTCCGAAGGGTTCCAGTTCCCACCTGCAGGTACCAAGTATCAACTCGCAGACGCTGCTGGCGTTCAAATTTCTGTAAACTCGGCTCAGCAAAACTTGCTCAACCCTGACGGCTGCAATGTTCTTCGTTCCTTGCCAGGGTACCCTAACACTGCGGTGTTCGTCTGGGGTGGACGCACTCGAATCAACAAGGCAGTTGCGGATCAGCGTAAGTTTCAATTTGTGAACACTCGTGTGATTCAGAATGTTGTTTACGGTTCTCTTCGCAATGCTTTCGACAACCAGATCTTCTCGGTTGTTGACGGGTTTGGTATTGTGTTCAACCAAATTGTTTCCATTGGGAACAGCGTTCTGAGCCAGCTTTACCTCTCCGGTGCACTCTTCGGTGCGAGACCCTCGGACGCATTCCAAGTGATTTGTGACGAGCGCATTAACAGCGGAGACAACCTCGAGAACGGTGTTGTGTTTGTGAAGGTGTTTGACACCCCCGTACCAACACTGGAAAGAATCGAGGTTGATCTTATTCGCGTCTCTGTTGGCCAAATGAACAGAGAACTTGATTCTCAGGGCCTAGGTTGAAAATGAGTGAGTTAACAAACAAGGAAGTAAATCTACAGATTCCTGACTCACTCTTCCTTTCCCTTACAAGAAAAGCAAAACAGCAGGGTGTCTCAATTGAGGCACTCTGTGTTTCTTTACTTGAGGGGGAGCAAGTTTTCGTAGAGCCATCCCTCTACCCCTCGATGGGTAATGGGGACTTGCGAACGGAAATTCAAAAGCTTATGCAAAGCTCCCTGCCGAAAGACGAGGTGAACAAGCGAGTGCGGAAGTTGGAAGCACAACTCTTAAGGCTAATACGATGACGGTACCGCAAACTTTATCACCCTTAGTACGAGGCTTGTCTTACCCGTTGAGGGTGTTGAACGGAAATTTAGCCACAAGTACGGACTATGACTTGAAGACGCAGGAAATTCGAAGTGTCGTTGAAACGAGGTTCTTTGAGCGAGTAATGAGGGCGGACTACGGCGTCGGAGACCACACCCTCGACATAATCGACCCCGGACAAATTAACTCAGAGTTTCAAAATTCGATACAAACCCATGTGTCCGGGTTGTCGTCCCTCGTCGTGAAAGGGGACTGGATCACCTCGGGAGAGGACGGAATATACAAAGTGTACATAATTTATCAAGTCAACGGGATACCTCAACCGCCGCTCGAATTCTCCCTCGGAAACTAAGCGGGTAAAACCTATACAGGAAATAAATGCCGAAACCAAACACGTGTGAAAAGAGGTAACTTTGGCAAATAGGTTTAAGACAGCTCCGGTACCGAAGGGGGAGATCTCAAGTTATACGAGCGACCCTTATAACTTATCCAGTATTTACATGTTTGGGAGCTCTTCTCCCTTTACTGGATCCGGAAATAGCATCGTTCGACCAAGTGACGACCTTCTCATCCAGAAGGGAGGGAACCGTGCGCTTTCCGTCTATCAGCGGCTTTTCTTTGACGAGCACGTACAAAGTTCGTTCTCAAAGTTAGTTCAAGAGGTTGTATCGAGACCGTGGTACGTTGAGGAATACAGCTCAAAGCCTGGCGATACTGCAGTAAGGGACTTCGTAGCAGAAATCCTCGAAGAACTACCCTTAGACGAGATATATAAGGGACTTGCTGAAGCCCTTATCGTGGGGTTTAGTGTTGGCGAAATAATGTGGAAGAAATCAAAACGCGGGGTAATACCCTTTGACATAAGAATTAGAGACCAGCGCCGATTTGTTTTCCAAGAAGCGGAAGACTCACAAACGGGCTTCACAATGAGGTGCTTAACCTTTAATCGTATGTTTGAGGGGGTTGAGCTCCCTGCTCGAAAATTCGTCGTAAATCGCTACTGGACTCAGCACAACGGGGACCCATACGGAACTTCGCTAGGGCGAGTTCTGTATCCCTTAGTAAAGTTTCGGAGAAGAGCCCTAGAGTCCTACGTTCTTTACGGGGACCGGTATGCGACACCCACAGCTGTTGCGACCGCACCCCTAAGCGCGTCCTCTGCCGAAATTGACACGATCTATGACCACATCTCAAACTTATCTCAGGAAACTGCGCTAATTTTGCCGGATGGGTACAAGCTTGAGTTTGTCAACCCGAGCGGAACTCCGGATGTGTTTAAGGGACTGATTGACTATATCGACAAGGAAATTAGCCTCATACTTTGCGGGGAAAACGAGGCTGGGCAAGCTGAGTCTGGATCCAGAGCTTCTTCACAGGTTGCAAACGTTGTTCGAGTTGTGAAGGCAGCGGAAATTTCCGAAGCGATCTCTCACACTTTGACTCGCACTCTGGTACGATGGATTGTAGACCTTAACTTCGGTGTAGACGTTGCAGCGCCAACCCTCACAAGGGAGTTTCGAATTGAGGAGTCTTCCCTCACTGCCACCGACCTGGGTTCCCTTATCGACAAGGGGTACAAACCGCGTAGGGAGTGGGTTGAGAGGCATTTTCGTATTGAGCTTGAAGACGAAGCTCCTGAGTTCACGACGAAAGAGGAAGAAGGGAATACCACCTATAGCCCTGACGAGGACGAGGACCTTTACGGATCTATTTTTGGTGCTGACGGGGAGTACCCCGAAGGAAGTCCGGAGGACGAGCCGGAGGGTGGCGACGAGCCAAAGCCGAAGGAAGAACCATCCGGTGAGCAAACCACGTACAACCCTGAAGAAGATGGAAACCTTTACGACTCAGTGTTCGGGAATGACTTAGAACCCACTGAAGAGGGCAAAAAGAAGGGTAAAAAACGTATATGAGTACAACGAGTAGCAAAGTGTTTTCAAAACGTGTTCATGTTTTTACGGCGGGACCCCAGGTTTCTGCTCAGGGCGTGGAAAGGAACTTCACACCTCAAGACCTTCAGCAAGTTGTTGATTCCTACGACCCCCAAACACATGAGGCACCCCTTGTTATTGGTCATACTGGGGACAACGACAGTGTTCCTTCTTTTGGGTGGGTCAAAAAGTTGGTCAGAAGCGGAGAGAAGCTATACGCAGACGTTGACTTCACTGACACTGCTAAAGATTTAGTGAAAAAAGGGCATTACCGCAAAGTCTCCATATCCTTCTACTCTCCGAACTCTCCAATTAACCCGCATGAGGGACAGTGGAGCGTTCGGCACTTGGCACTTTTGGGAGCGTCGCCCCCTGCGGTTAAGGGCCTGGAGCCTTTCTCGTTCTCTGAGGAAGGTAACGGAGTGTTCAACTTCGCTTCAGCTCTATCTCCAGAAGACATCTTTGACGACGAGCTTGGTCCCACACTTCTTGTTGAGCGAAGCCCGTTAGAAATCCTAAAGGAAAAGCTTGAGGAAATTCGTGGAGACATGAGTTCTTCTCTTCAAGAGCTACAAGAAAACCAAGACGATCAGACTGAAACAGACGTCGATTCGACACAAACTACAAATTCGGCGGATGAAAGTACCGCCCCCGAAAACCCTAACCAGCAATTTTCCGAAATGAAAAAGAAAATGGGGCGTGAAGGAGCTGAAGTCTCCGAATCCGCTCAAAGTCTAGCAAACATGGAAGACAAATTTCCAGAAGAGAAGTTCGACGAAGGAGTCTCTCGCAAAGTTGCGAAAGGGGCTCACGGCCACCACGTACAAGTTGTGGAAGAGGTTTTTGAAGAGGGCGATGAAGAACTCTCGGACGAGCACCGTGAGATTCCCGCTGCTTTCAAGAAAAATATCGCTAAGATGAAAGCTAAGCACAAAGCCCACGATGAGGACGGGGAAGATGATGAAGACGAACTTTCCGAGGAACACGGAGAAGTTCCTGCTGCTTTCAAGAAAAATATCGCTAAGATGAAGGCCAAGACAGCGAAGGTGGAAGAATCCGACGAGGAAGACTCTGAGGGCGACTACGCTGAGGTAGGGTTTAAGAAAACTGCGAACAGGCAGGCATCGTTTGGAAAACGTGCTGAGAAGGATCCAGGGGATCCAGCTGGTCGTTCTAAAACAGCACGGTCATCCGACGATAGCTACGGGGACCGTCAGTCGGTTGGACAAGGGGGTGAGGAAGACCGCGAAGGTTTGACTTCAGACGTGGCGCAAGACACGGACCGTTTAAACACTGCTAAGGACGGTGACCAGGAGCAAGACCGAGAAGAGCTGGCGAAGGCACTCGACGGTGAAGGGGACGAAGATTCCCGTTGGGCTGACCAACCTGAGGGTCGCCGCCGTTCAATGGAAGACGACCAGTACAACGATGGTGAGTACGGACTTCCAGGAAGAAACAAGCCGGGAACCTCCGATGGAAACGACCCCCACGGTCGCGATGGCGGGCCAACTTCAGTTTCTGAGGACTCTGAGGAAGAGCCCGACACCGAGGACATTGCTGTGCCACTTCAGAGCACCAAGGGCAACAAAGTTTCTCGCGTTCTTCACCAAACCTCCGGACAAAAGAGGGCGTCTGTCAAAGGTAAGGAAATTGCGGATCACAGCGAAGAGTCCGACGGTGTTACACGAACTGCGAAAAAGGCAGGTGTTTCGGCGGGGAACGACCCCCACGGTCGCGAAGACGGACCCACAAACTTCCCTGACCGCTCTGAGGAAGAGCCGGACGACCTCGACATTGCTGTCGACCTAGAAAGTGTCGTTGGTAGTCGCAAAGTTCGTGTGCTGCGTCAGCGATCGGGTGAAAAGCCTTCGATCGACCACGCTGAAGAAGACGATCTTGACATGGAAGAGTGTGGGACTTCCAGGAAAGTTTCTCGCAAGTTTGCAGAACGCGATCCAATGACTCGAACCGGAAAGGGCTCGACTTACGGGCAAAAGCGTCCCGTTATGGAAGAGGACGACGATGAGGAGATGTACGATGAGGACGACGATTTCTCTGAAACTGAAGACTTCTGCGGAATGGGGTCAATGGGACAGGCTAAGCCCATGGGATATCCGGTTCAAATGTTCGAGGAGTTCCAACGCGAGCTGGAAAATCTTAAGAACGAAAATTCTCGCCTGAGGAAAGAGTACCAGGAGCACCAAACCAACTCCCGTAAGCAACGCATCGCCGACTTTGTCGACAGCCTCTACACCGAAGGAAAGATGACTGACGGAGTAATTCCTCAGAGAGACCTTCAAAACTACTGCGAAGGTCTTGAGTTCGGTACACTTGACTTCGCAGAAGGCGAAACACCAACAACCAAGTTGTTTGCGCTTCTTGAGCGTTTGCCCAACATGGTTCACTTCGGGGAAGTTGTCGCCGAGGGGCGTTTCAGCGACCCTGAAGATGACGAAGATCTAGACCCCCATTCTCGTGCAATGAAGATGGTTCAGGCCGGAGAGTGCGATTACGTTGAGGCAATCAAGCGTTCCATTCCTTGGGGAGGTCGGGGCTGATAGCTCCGATACTGCTGCCCGGAGATTAAGCTATGGACCTTCTAACTTTGGTCGGGCAGGTAACAAAAAAGCGAGCGGACTACTTCTCTCAAGCCGAGGTCTTAGCTCGCAAAGCGAAAACACAAGAGAAGCTGGAAAGTCTCATGACGGACCAGTCGAAAGTTCTTGTGAAGGCTTTGCGAGACAAGGATATTCGCTGGGAGGAGTACTCTCGAACTTTGATTGATAAGACACTGTCTGCAGCCCTCGCTGCCGTTCACCTAGGGGCAGGAAAAGCCTCGCCACAAGCAAAAGTCGAACGGGCATGGGGCACTGTAACCGGGCAAATGCTCCCACCTTTGTTAGAATTCTTGAGCCAAACCGAACTAGCACTAAACGACGGATCCCTAATGCTCGGCGACGACCGCATAAATTTCTCGGAAATTGATCTTGAAGATATGTACGAAGGGGGCGAAGAGGTACTTCCACCGAAGCCGAAAATGTCTTGGCTGAGCCTTGTTACCAGAGTCGTTCGCTACCTTGCAAACCCTTCCTACTCATTTTTCAACCTTGGTGACTCCTACGTGAAACAAGAGCAGGGTTACCGGGAGATGCGACGAGTGCCAGTGTTGGACAGGAGAACTTGTCCTGACTGCATAAAGTTTGGGGAGAAGGGGTGGCAGCCCTTTGGAACCCTGCCGATGCCGGGGCAAGAGTGCCGGTGCTACGATCGCTGCCGCTGCCGAATCGACTACCGTTGACTTTTAAACGAACCCACCATGGTTCAAACTAAGGTGAAGCAGGGTAAAACCTGATTAACTAAGCTAGGTGAAAAACAAGTCCTAGAGGAAACAACAAAACCAATAACCCTTTGAAAATATCAAAATGTCTTTGAACATCGCACCAGTTTACGGTAAGCAATTCATTCGTTACGCGGAGACTTTCACCGCTGCTACTGACAACCAAGGTGGAACGGCTGGAGTCGTTGAAATTCCTGAGTTTGCAGTTGTTGCTTACGCAACCTATGCCGGAGCAAACAAAGTTTGCGCCCCTGGCAACCTGACCGCGTTTGATGGGAAGATTGTAGGTGTGAACCAGGCCTACATTCCCACAGCCCTGTCTCAACCTCGCACCGCTCGTCAAGCTTCTGTGGCCACCAGTGGCTCCTTGCTTGTTGAAGTGAGTGCCAGCGCCGTGGCCCCCTTCGTTCTCAACGCCCAGCTTTCAGTTGGTGCTGACGGCAAGGCGCTACCCACTGCGAATACCGGGACCAACGTCACTCTTGACGGCACTATCCCGCTCATTCGTGAAATCGTGCGAATCGGTGGTCGCACTGTCTTGCTGGTTTCATTCGCCTGAGGAATGCTAACGCATTTCGGTGCGTTTTCACTAAGAGCCTTCAACTTTCGAGTTGGGGGCTTTTTTCGTGAAAAAGAAGGGTATAACTACAGTGACCCCAAAGTTTTCGGACTCGCGGGTCAGATTGCTTCGGCAATCTTTGAAGTCAACTTTACACACAAGGAAACATCTATTATGATGAATCTTCAACAGACTTATGCAGGTGTGGATTAATTAGGGTCCCAACTTCCAAACAAAGTTGAAAATCGGGTGAATTGCTGGGATACCTTAGTTTTGCTTTTGCAAAACAGGCAATCAGCAGCCAAGGCCCCTAGGGATAGGGGCAAGGTTCAACGACTAGATTAAGTAGCCTAGAACAGGCGAACAATCCACGAGCGCCCGACTCTTTGCTCAAGCAAAGATGATGATATAGTCTGACCTGTATGGAAACATACAGAAGCAAAAGATAAAGAGCTTTTGCGATAACACTGGCCAATCCTCACAACACTCGCACAAGGCTTCATGCTCCCTTTGGTGTAGGGGAAAAGAAATTGGGTGAACTGCGGGAAAGCCTACTTTTGCTTAGCAAAAGGGTCAATCCGCAGCCAAGCTTCCGGTACACCGGAAGAAGGTTCAGAGACTACCTGGGGGATTTAGTTCCCTTAATAACAGGCTAGAGCGCCCAACGTTTTGTAAAGAAACGATAAGATAGTCCGACACTCTGTGTAAGCAGAGAGAACATATTGTCCACCAACATTGCGAATCGATAGGGTTCCACTCAGAGGTGACTCTGATTGAAAATCGGGTGAATTGCTGGGACACCTTAGTTTTGCTTTTGCAAAATAGGCAATCAGCAGCCAAGTTTACTTAGGGTCTCTACTAACTATAGTAGTGTTAAGTAAAAAGGTTCAACGACTAGAAAGTGATCAACCCTGAAATAATCTTTCCACGAGCGCCCGACTCTCCCTTACACTACCAACGGTACATAAAGTTTATCCTCTCCAGACCCCCAAGGAGTTTGACACGAGAACCCGGACACCACATTCACCATATAGTGCCCAAGTGCATGAAGGGTGGAAATGAAGATGGTAACCTAATCAAACTCACCTACAGAGAGCACTACCTGTCTCACTGCCTGCTGGCTCTAGCTTTCTCTTCCATAAAGAGGTTAGGCAAAGCTATAAACTCTTTCAAGGAGTCTTCGAAAAACTCCAGAGTGTACGAAACCTTAGCTCATCATAAACACTCGGACGAAACTAGGTTTAAAATTGGCAAATCCAATAAAGGAAAGGCCAGACCCAGGAAAGTTCCAATGTCTGATAAAGAAAGATCCGCTCGTGCAGAATTATGCAAGAACAGAGTGTGGAGTGCAGAATCAAGACAGAAACTTAAAGATAAGGCACTTAGTAAACCAACTATACAATTCGCCTTGCAAGCCGCTAATAGACCCGACCGGGATCGAACAGGCATTAAAAACCCTCGGGCTAATGTCGAAGTTTGGTCTAATTTAGGTTTATTGCATGAAGTTTGGGTTTCTAACGAGAAGTGTGGGGCCAGGAAGCTGTTCCGGCTAACCGGTCTAGGTAATACTTGGCAGTCTCTGCGAACCGTTGTTAAAAAGTTTAAGGAAGATGATGATATAGTCTGATCTTTGCAGAAATGCGAAGAAGTGAAGGATAAAGAGCCTTCACGGTAACAAGTGTTTATCGCACCGGTTGTGGACACCCCTACCCGCGCTGGGAGAATTCTCAGATTTGGGAAGGAGCAGTTTGCTATAAACGATTTCCGTCGTGCTTACGGAACTAACATCCCATACGTCCAAAGCCGCTACGACTCTGAGCCTTATGCTCTAGAGCAGGAAGTGGTCGCCTGGGAATTGCCTGAAGAGGTAATTGAAAATGCCGGGGAAGGGCCCGCGCAGGTGGATTATTTTTTACGTGCAATTTCGATCGCAGCGTAGGTCCACTATAAATTGGGTGAATTGCTGGAACCCCCGTGTGGGAAATCAGCAGCCAAGGCCCCTAGGGATAGGGGCAAGGTTCAACGACTAACAGCATACCACTAGAACAGTGATGAAGCTGACACGAGCGCCCGATGTTTTGTAAAGTGAACACTAAGTTCACCCCACAGAACAATGATATAGTCTGAACATTGCCGACAACAAGGTAATGAATCAGCGGATAAAGAGCCGCTGAGTTAACAAATTGCTTCGCGCAATCGAAACCAGGAATGCGATGTCGAGGCTAAACACATTGGCCCTATGAGCTTAAGCTCATTTAGAAAATTGGGTGAATTGCTGGGAAACCTGACGGTTTCAGGAGTGACTTCTCTGAAACACAAGGCAATCAGCAGCCAAGTTTACTACGTCGAGAAGTCACTCTGATTTCTGTGGTAAAAAGGTTCAACGACTAGACGATGAGTTTCGACAACAATAACTCGTCCACGAGCGCCCAACTTTCCTGTTATTTCTCCTCTCCCTACGAGAGGCGCTATTGGAAGTTTATTGACTTTGCTATGTCCCTTAACAGGGGACTTAAGAGGGAAGAAAACTTTCACATCCACCACATTATTCCTAAGAGTATGGGTGGAAACAACTCCGAGTGTAACTTGGTGAAATTGACAATTAGAGAGCACTTGTTCGCTCATTTTCTTCTTGCTAAAACAAGGATTAGTCCTCACATGATATGTGCTTATCACTTCATGAAGAGGAACAGACATAGCTGGAATGAAGATATGTCTGTAATTCTTGGGGAGCTTATTTCCAAGTCTAAAGAGGACTTAGACAACTCTGCATCCGTGACGAAAGGTTGGGAAACCTGGAAGAACACAGCGGAAGACTACAACTCGAGATTTTCAAAGGGCTGGGAGACAAGGAGACGAAAGGGTAACGACAAAGTTACAGACTTTTCTCCTGAAGCTAAACTCAAAAGGAGTGAAGCAGCAAAGAAAGCCAGCCACACGAGACTAGCCAACCCTAACTTTGACGGGTCTACTCCGGTGATAAAGGGGTGGGTGACTAGAAGGAAAAACGAGTCAGAGATGGGCACGGAAGAACTTAACCGTAAAGTAAGGGAATCCGTAAATAAGTGCAATGAAACAAAGAGAAAAAACGGAACTTTCAAAAGATCTAAAGAGTCAATCGAAAAGCAAAAGCGTACTAACGCTTTAAAACGAAATAACCGGAAAGATGATATAGTCTGAGCTTCATGGAAACATGAAGATGTGGGGGATAAAAAGCCTTCACGATAACACAATGAATGAACAGCTACGAGTACACCGTTGCTCAAGCTGTTTCCGTCACCGCGACTTACAACCCTTACGAGCCCTATAACGGAACCGCAGGTTCCCA